CGTGTACCTGTCGCTGGAGGTGGGGCGGGGGAGGCCGACCAACTGGGTGGAGCCGGGGATGTACGAGCGGATCGAGGAGCTGCCGGCGCCGTTTGCCCTGTGTGACCGGCCAACGCACGACGAGGAGCGCGACCAGGTTGTGGCCTGGCACCTGGGCAAGATCGAGGTGGGGGCGGTGCTGGACCGGACCGACGCGATCCCGCGCCTCTGCTCCCGGTCTGAACTGCTGCACCTGTGGAACTGCGCCATGCGCGCGCCGGCGCTGCCGATGGTCGAGTGCGGCGTCTACCAGGGGGCAAGTGCCGCGGTGCTGGCGGACGTGGCCCGGCGCAAGGGGGTATCACTGACGCTGGTGGACAACTTTCAGTACGTCACGCCCCGGTGCGGGCAGAACAGCCCCGAGCGGGTGCAAGCCAACCTGGCCCGCGCCGGCGTGGACCCGCTGCCGCGCATCGTGACGGGCGACTCCAGGGTGGTGCCGGAGGGCCTGGGTGCGGTGGGTTTCCTACACATCGACACCGACCACCATGCGGCGCACTTTCACGCCGAGATGGATGCCTGGCTGCCGCACATGGCACCGGAGAGCGTGATGGCGTTTCACGACTACGCACAGTCCTCGCCGGAGATGATCCCGGCCATCGACGCACGGCTGGTGGCGGACCCGGCGTGGGCGTGCCTGGGCCTGGTGCGGTGGATGATCGCCTTCCAGAAGGCAGGGAAACCGTGACCGTGACCGTCTCCGTGCTGTGCAGTGTGTGCGGGACCGCGGCCTGGCTGGCCGAGGCGGTGCTGTCCGTGCAGTGCAGCGGCGTGGACCACGAGCTGCTAGTGCGCGCCAACGGGCACGCGGAGCACCAGGACGTGATGCGCATCACGGCGCAACTGCCGGCCCAGCAGTGCCGGGTGTTCTACACCGACACGACCGTGGACCTGTCCGATTCGCTCAACGGCCTGCTGGCCCAGGCCCGGGGTGAGTACATCATGCGCCTCGATCCGGACGATGCCCTGAAGCCGGAGGGACTGCGCCGGCTGCTGGACGCGGCGCGAGATGGTGGGCCGATGGGTGTGGCAAACGGCAGTTACATCGAGTTCGGGGTGCGGCGGGGGCTGGTGCTCGTGAAACAGGCAACGCCCGGCGCGCTGGCCCAGCACAGCGTGGGTGCCTACAACTACCTGGCCCGACGCGACCTGTTCCTGCAAGCGGGCGGGTGGCGAGAGGTGGGCTACGAGGACTGGGAGCTGCTGGTGCGCCTGATGGCGGCGGGGGGGCAGTATCGCATGGTCTTGGAGCCGGTGCTGTACCACCGCGTGCGCGCGGACGGGCGCGGGGCCATGTTCGCGGTGACGGACGCCGAGCGCATCCAGGCCATCCGCGAGGCGAATGCCGACTGGTTCCGCTCGCAGGGGGTGATGGTGTGATCGGCGTCGCCCTGATCGCATTCGACCGGCCCGAGTACACACGGCGCCTGCTGGCCTCGCTGGAGCAGCAGACCGAGCTGGGAGGGGCGGCGTTCCACATGTTCCAAGACGGCGCGGTCAATCCGCACAGCGGGCGCGTGGCGGGGAACGAGGCGCGGATCTGGCAGGTGCGCACGCTGTGGCAGGGGGCTAGGTTGCCGCACAAGCGAGAGGCCGTCTGCCGCCCGCAGAACGCGGGCATCGGCATCCACCAGTTCGAGGCATTGGAGTGGATGGTGACGCAGTACGAGCGGGTGCTCCTGCTCGAGGACGACGTGGTGCTCTCGCCGCACTGGCTGCGCCTGGCGCGCGTGCTGTACGACCAGATGGCAGAGTGGGAGGACGTATTCTCGTTCTCATTGGCCTGGAAGCGGCGCTGCGGACGGGGGCAGATTGCGCGCAGCCTGCCGCTCCTGACCAGCGCCTGCGGTCACTGGTGGGGTGAGTGCCTGACGGCGCGCAACTGGGCCAGGGTGCGGCCCTACTTCATGCCCTACTACGAGTTAATCCAGGACGTAGACTATCGTGACCGGCCGCACGACGCCATCATCGCGGTCTACCAGAGCATGGACTGGGACCAACCCTACACCACGCAGGACGGTGCCAAGACGATGGCCGTATGGCGGGCCGGGATGCGCCGCGCAGTGACGGTGGTCAACCGGGGCATCGGCATCGGGCAGTTGGGCGAGCACTACAACCCGGTGCTGTTCCGGCAGCTGGGGATGGACGACCAGGCGCCGTATATCTTTGAGAGCGACGCGACATTGGAGCGGTTCGAGTGGGCACAGGAGGCGGCATGCGCATCGCGGTTCTGAGCGACACGGTGATGCCCACGCCCACCCCGGGCGGGCACGGGCTGGGCCGGGCGGTCTACAACCTGAGCCGGGAGATGTTGCTGCGCGGGCACGAGGTCACGCTGTACGGTGCCGAGGGCAGCCTGCTCCCCGGCGGACGGGTGGATATTCACCAGGACCACGGCCCGAGCGGCGAGGTGCAGTTGGCCATGCGCGTGATGCGCAAGGCGGCGCAGTATGACGCCTTCGTGGACGCTGGGCACCAGCACGCCCTGGCGCAGATGGCGGCGGGCGTGCTGCGTGGGCTGGCCTATTTCCAGGACACGGCAAGCAAGCCGGCGCCCTGCCCGGTGTACGTGAGTTACCAGTGCCGCAGCCTGTACCACGCGCCGGGGCCGGTGGTAGAGAACGGCGTAGTGCCTGCCGAGTTCCCGTTCTACGACGGACCGCGCGCCGGACTGCTCTGGCTGGCCTACAACATCGACCGCAAGCGCCTGCCGGACGCCGCATGGGTGGCGCGGCAGGTGGGGCTGCCGCTGGCCGTGTACGGGCTGGGCACGCCCAATGGCGCGGTGATGGGGGAGGACAAGGTGCGCGCCTTCCAGCAAGCGGCGGCGCTGCTCTTCCCGTCCGTGCTCGACGCCGGGCCACAGACGCCGCTCGAGGCGATGTGCTGTGGCACGCCGGTGCTGGCCTACTACGGCACGGGAGCACAGGAGTACGTGGAGCACGGCGTGGGCGGCTATCTGTGCCGGGATAGGGCCGAGATGGCGGCGCGGGTGGCGGATGCGCTGGCACTGGAGCCGGCGCGCGTGCGCGCCTCCGTGCTCGACCGGAGGCTGACCTGCGCGCGCCAGGCGGAACAGTTGGAGTTCTGGCTGCAACAGGCGATAGAGGGGGTGCGTTGGTGACGCTGAGCACGCTGGAGATCGCACAACTGCGGGCCGACCAGGCCGATTACGTGCCTGATACCTGCACGCTGCAGACGGTGACGCGGACGGGCGACAGTCAAGGGGGCTGGACGGAGACGTGGAACAACACGCACACTAGCGTCGCCTGCCGGCTCTCGCCGCTACAGACACAGCTAGTCGAGGCGGAGGAAGGCGGGCAGGTCCAGGCGGCGAGCCGCTGGGTGCTGACCATAGCCCACAATCAGACGATTGACGAGACGATGCGCGTGGTGCACGGCAGCGACACATACGAGATCGAGCACCTGGAGGACACGCACAGCAACCGGACGGCCAAGCGCGCCTATCTGCGGAGGCTGGACTAAAGAAAGGTGACGGACAACTTGCGCTTCCAGAGGTCATTTTTCTGGGCGCTAAAGTCCCAGTAGTTTGGCGTATTATACCAAGAATTCGGAAGTGTGTCAAATGAAGGGGGTGATCGAAGTGCCAGGCCCAACCATCAAGATAACGATTGATGACAGCAAGCTGCGAAAGATGATCGCAGATACAGCCGGCAAGCTGCGGCCCAAGGTCGTAGCAGACGGAGTTGAGTATGGCCTGTATTGACCAGGAGATGGGCGTAGAGAACGGCTGGGGGCGCGGCGTTCGCATCCCGGCGCACCCGTTCATGCGCCCGGGGGTAGAGGCGGTGCGGCCCGCATTCATCCAGGCGATGAAGGCGGCGCTGACCACCGCGCAGGTGCAGGCCGTCATCGACAAGGCGGCGTTTGACGTGGAGGGACAGGCCAAGCGGCTGGCTCCGGTGGACACCGGCGCGCTGCGCAGCAGCATCCACGTTGTATCAAGTGGGGCGTTCGACTTTGAGGTGCCGGAATGAACGAGATCGAGGCGGGACTCTATGGGGCGCTGTCGGCGGATACGGCCATCATCGCCGCCCTCGGCTCGACCGCCATCTACAACCAGATGGCACCGCAGACGGCGAGCGTGCCCTACATTGTGTTCGGGCCGGGCTTCGGCGGCAAGCAGAACCTGAACCCGTCCGACCTGCGCGCATACGTGTACCCGGTCAAGGCCGTGACGGCGGCGAGCAAGGCGGCGGGCACCCTGGGCGGGCTGATCCTGAGTTGCTTGCACGGCACGACGCTGACGGTCACCGGGTGGACCAACTTCCACACGCAGTGCGAGGGGCAGATCCAGTTTGTTGAGGTGGGCCGCGACGGGCGGCTCATCTTTCACAGCGGGTACGACGTGCGTATCCGCATCGATGCGTAAGGAGACAAGAGATGACTTCAATCACCGGAGGAGCATTGTATTGCGCGTTCAAGGGCGTGGTGCTGGACACAGACTTCCGCTCGTTCTCTGCCGCGGAGGACGGGGGCGTGGTCGATGCCAGCGGGGGTAGTGACGCCAACCGCACCTACCTGACCACACTCAAGGACGGCACGGCAAGCCTCGGCATCATGATGCAGGCAGGCGACACCGCGACATGGACCGCCGTGGCACCGCTTGCAAGCGGCACGCTGGAATGGGCCGCGGAGGGCACGGCCGCGACCAAGCCGCGCCACTACGTCCAGGCCATCGTCATCAGCCGCGAGAGGTCGATGGCGTACGACGATCTGGTCGTGGCCGACGTTGAGTTCCAGTTCAACGGCTCCGTGACCGACACGACCTACTAGCGACTGGGAAAGGAGGAACGATGCCGCAGATCAACGGCAAGGAGGTCATGCTGCGCGACAAGCTCACCGGCAAGATGTGGTGGGAGTTGTCGCCCGTCGTGGCGGCGTTTGGCGGTCTGGGCGAGGGCGCGTCACCCAAGGCGCTCTTTGGGGCGCTGGAGTGGGAGGACGTGTGCCGCCTGGTGCGCACGCTGGTCACCGGCTGGGAGTTCGACGGGGAGCCGGGCGACCCGGTGGCGATGGAGGCGCTGGGCTCGGAGGTGTTCGAGTTGGCGGTGCGCTGCATCGAGCGGATGACGGAGCTGATGCCCAAGCAGGGGGAATCGGCAAGCGCGTCTACCTGAGCATCCGCTTCGGCCGGCCACTGGACTGGAGCTACTGGCGCTGGTGGCTGGCCGACCGGCTCAAGCAAC